AGATTAGAAGCATTGGAGAATTAAATGCCATTAATACAAGTGACTCCTCCACCTGGCATTGTCACTAACGGTACTGATTATGCCAACAAAGGAAGATGGACAGACGGTGACTTAGTACGTTTTGAAAACGGATACCTAAGACCAATCGGTGGATGGACAAAACTCAACACATCAGCTCTTACTGGTACTCCTACTGGTATGTTCTCCTACATAACCAATGGTGGTAAAAAAGTATTAGTAGTTGGAACAAGAAAAACGATTAATGTTTTAATAGATGATACTTGGTATGACATCACACCATCAGGTTTTGTTACAGACGCATCCTTTGATCCTTTAGGATATGGTGCATATCACTATGACGTTGAAGACTATGGTGATGCACGTTCACAATCTGGTTTATTATTTAACACTAACTCTTTTTCTTTTGACAACTTTGGCGAGATATTACTTTTCTGTTGTCCATCAGACGGAAGAATATTTCAATGGAATCCAAACACACCTGGCTCACCATCAACACCCGTTTCAGGTGCGCCAACTAACTGTGCTGGTGTATTAGTTACTAACGAAAGACACGTTGTAGCTTTAGGTGCAGGTGGCGATCCAAGAAAGATACAATGGTCATCAAGAGAAACACTAACAACATGGACTGCGGCATCAACTAATACTGCTGGTGATTTACAAATACCTACAGGTGGTAGAGTACTAAGTGCAGTTAAATGGCAAACAGACGTTATTATCTTTACCGATACTGGCGTAGCTAGATTGTATTACACGGGTTCTCCTTTTATCTATGGCATACAAGACGCTGGTACTAACTGTAAAGCAATCAGTCCAAGAACAGTTATAGCTGCTGATTCATTCTTATGCTGGATGGGTGAAAACTCATTCTTTGTATTTGATGGAGCAGTTAAAGAAATAAAATGTGAAGTACATGATTTTGTTTATGACAATATAAATAGTCCGTATAGAAAAACATCATGTGGTGGTCACAACTCTAACTTTAATGAGATGTGGTTTTTCTTTCCCGTTGGCACAGACCAATTAACACCAAACAAATATGTTATCTGGAACTACATAGAGAACGTATGGAGCATTGGCTCAATGGATAGAGGATGTTGGTTAGACCAAGGCGTATTAGACTTTCCAACAGCATGTGATAACGCTGGTTTTGTTTACGAACACGACAGCACAACATTAACTAACTCAGAGAACTTAGGTTCAGCAGTACCCTACGCAACGTCAGGGCCTATTGAGATAGGCGTTGGTGATAACTATGTACAATGCAATCAGATTATCCCAGACGAAGAAGCAAACACCTTACCTGGAGTTGTATTAAGTTTTACAGGAAGATTTACACCGCTTGGTGCAGATACAGATTTTGGTAGCTTTACTTTTGAAACCGATGGTTACACAGATGCAAGATTTACAGCAAGACAAGTTAAGATGAAAGTAACAGGCGACACAGACCAGTTATTTAAAGTTGGTAATATACGACTAGATGTTAAAAAAAGAGGTCGCAGGTAATGGCACGAAAGGCATTAAGAAGACCAGGCCCAGTATTAGATACAGATTATCAAAACTATCTGATTTCTGAAATAGAGTACAGAGATGGGTTATCATTTAAGAAAGGTGAAAGAATAGAGGTTAGTGGTGTAGATGCTACTGAACTCGTATTAGTGAGTCCAAATGGAACAAAATATAAACTTAGTATCGCAGACAACGGAACAATCTCCGCCACAGCAACAGTCTAAAGAAGACTGGGAGCTAGAGTTTGAAAGGTTAGAGCCACATATTATTAGTGCATTAAAGCATCAAGATAGGTATAATCTAATTGATATTAAAGAAAAAATCGGGCAAGGATTATTTCATATATGGCCTGGTAAAGACTCTTTTTATATATCTAGTTTTGGCGAGTTTCCAAAATATAGAATTTTAAATTTATTTTTGTGTGGTGGAAACTACGAAGAACTAGAAGAAATGCTTAAAAGCATAGAGCAGTTTGCAAAACAATGTGAATGCAAATACCTTTATGGCGGTGGTCGTAAAGGATGGCTAAGAAAAATTAAACATCTTGGTTTTGAACAAGAATACATAGTCAAGAAGGAATTATAATTATGGGAATAGAAACAGCATTAAGTTTAGGAGCAGCTTATTTAGGTTCTAAAAGTAGTGGGCCTAAACAAACATCAACCTCTACAGTTGATCCAGCAACTCAGGCACGTTATGACGATTTATATAACAGAGCTAAAGGCGTAGCAGGTCAACCATTTACACCATACACAGGTGCTAGAGTAGCTGGATTTAATCCAGACCAACTAGCTGGTTTTGATGCAACAAGAAATATGTTTGGTAGATCACTTGGTTATGATCCTACAGGACAGTTAAACAACTTAGCTCAAGGCCCACTTAACATACAACAATTTCAGAATCCTTATAACGAACAAGTTATTAATAACACACTTAGCGATCTTAATAATGCAAGGCAAATGCAAATACAAAGCGATCAAGATGCAGCAATAGGCAGTGGTGCTTTTGGTGGTTCTCGTTCAGCATTGCTTGAATCAGAAACAAACAAAAACTTTGCAGACATAGCTGGTAGAACCTCTGGTAATTTAAGACAGTCTGGATTTAACAACGCAGCAAATCTAGCATTAAACGACAGAAACTTTAGAGCTGGTTTATTTGGTAATCAGTTAGCAGATCAATACAGAGGATTAGGTTTAATGTCTGGTATTGGAAACCAGCAACAAGGACTAGGACAAGCTGGACTAGATGCAAACTATGGCGAGTTTATGAGAGGCATAAATTATGGCCCACAACAGTTAGGATTACTATCTGGTGCTGTATTCGGAATGACACCAGGACAGGTAGATTCATCACGAAATAAAGTAAGCGGAATGGACAGAATCGGTAATGCTATTGGTTCTTATAATGCAGTTCAAGGTCTGTTCGGTTAAAAATTATGCAAAAATTTAATTTCAACAATCCAGGTGGTCTTTTAAATTTAAACCCTAATGATACAGGTTCGTTGGGTATAAACATATCACCTATTAATGAGCAAAAGAAATTAGAAGATGAGCAAAGAAAAAAAGAAGAACAAAGATTAAAGTTACAAAATCTAGCTGACACTTTTAATATGATTGGTGCTAACCAGTCTGGTGACACACAAAGAATGGCTTTTCATTCAAACAGACTAGCACAAAGAAAAGCAGAGCAAGAAGCTAGGCAGAAAGAAGCTCAAGAAGAGTTAGAAGCTAGGACGTTAAAACAACAGCAAGAGGTTGAATTTCAAAAGCAATATAATTTACTAAGTCCAGAACAGAAAATATTAGTAGATAGAAGAAGAGTTGGTATTGATTTACCTCAAGGATCAGAAAGAAAAATAATAAAAGGAGCTGATGGTTTTAATTATTATACTGATGGAACTAGAGTATTGCCTGGAGTTGTAACAAGTCCTGAAGCATCAAAAAGAACAACCATAAAAGGTGCTGATGGATATAATTATTTTGTAGATACAGGCGAAAGAGTATTGCCTGGAGTAGAGCAACAAAAAAAACAATCTGATAGAAAATATGAAAAATCTGCTGATGGTTTTTATCGTTATGTTGATGATGGAACAAAAGTATTTGGTGGTATAGAAATAGTTGATCCAAAATTTATTCAACCTACTGAAGATAATCCATTGGGATTAAGTAAAAAAGAAATATTTGATAGAACGGATAAATTAAGTGACGATTATAGAGCTGGTTCTAAAGACTTTATAACCATAAGAGATTCTATGGGAAAAGTTCTTGAGTCTGCAATTAACCCATCTCCTTTTGGAGATTTAGCAATTATATTTAGTGCCATGAAAGTCTTAGATCCAGGTTCGGTTGTAAGAGAAAGTGAATTTAAGACAGTTGAACAGGCAGCACCTTATCTTACAAGACTTGGATTTGATAAAAATAAAATAGAATCTTTTAAGGAGGGTAAATTATTAACGCCAGATCAAAGAGCTGATGTAGTTGGAACAGTTTTAAATTTCTATAACTCATCCAATAGATCACAACAAGGTATAATGGATTACTATGGAAATAGAGCAGGTCAGTCTGGACTTAAATCAGAAAATGTTATCTATGATTTTGGTGCTAGTGTAACTCCAAAAATAGAACTATTTAATTATGTTAATAATTTATATAAGTTAGATGATAACGCTCTAATATTGGAATCACAAAAACAAACAGATGATGAAAAAAAGAAATTAATTCTTAAAGAATTTGAAAGAAGAGATAAATAAATGTCAGGTTTAGATAAAAAGCTAAAAGAAGCATCTGAAAAACTGTTAAAAAAACAATTACCAACAACAGATGTTGGAATGGCTAGTGGTATAGCTAGAAGTGGTTTACAAGGACTTACTTTTGGTTTTTCTGATGAAATAGGAGCTGGTGTAGGTGCAACTTTTGATAGTGTATTTTCAGACCAATCGTTTAATGATGCTTTTGATAAAAGAGTTGAAGATTCAAGAAGTAAATTAAAATCATTTAGTAAAGCAAACCCAAAGACAGCTTTAGCAGCAGATATCACTGGTTCGGTTGCACCTGTCATTGCATCATTATTATTAACTCCTTTTACAGGCGGTACAAGCTCAACAGGAGTGGCTGCAACAGGAGCTAGAATATTAAGCAACCCCTTATTCGCTGGTAAAATTGCTCAACCTGGAAAAGGTCTTTTATCAAAAAGTTTTGAAGCTGGAAAGATAGGAGCATTACAAGGTGGAGTTGCTGGAGCTGGTTATAGTGAAGGTGATATATCTGATAGAGCTATTGGTGCAGGTATTGGTACGGGTGCTGGTACAGTAATCGGAGCTGTAACACCAAGTGTTTTAACCGCTGGTCAAAAAGTATTAGGTGCTGGTTATAATGCTATAAAAAATGCAGTTACTAAAAAAACTAATATTACAACACAAGAAGAAAAAGCCATAAAAATAATTGCGGATCAATTTGCAGCTGACGAAATACCAGTAGAGCAAGTGGTTCAAAAAATACAAGACAACGTATCAGCAGATGCTTTAGAGGGAATTACTCCTGTAGAAATATTAGCTGATTATGGTGGAGATGCTGTTAATAGAAAATTAAGAGGTATCAATACTAGAGTTCCTGGAATGAATATTGGTGAAACATTAACGGAAAGAACTACAGGAACAATGGAGCAGAAAGCATCATCAATGAGTTCAGGCAGTACACCTAATATACAGTCAACTAGAGTATTAAGCACACTAGATGATACTGCAAATCAAACAATTCAAACTAAGGGAATAGATTTACAATCTGGTATTGGTGAAATTGTAGAGGCAGTAGACAAGAAACTTGGGCCTTTATACAAGACAGCTTACGCAAAAAATCAAAGTATAAATAATTTAGAAGTATATAAGTATTTAGAAGCTGATCCTATTATGAAAAACGCTTATGGCGAAGCAATAAAACTTTATAATCAAAAAATTGTTGCAAACGGTGGCAACCCTGTACAAATACCAAAACTCAATAAGTTATTAATAAAGGAAGAAGGAAAGGTTGTTGATGTAAGTAAAGCATTACCTTTAGAGTTCTTAGATTTAATTAAAAGAGTTGCTGACCAAAAAACTTTTCAACAGGTCATTAAAGGAAGTATTAATAAGCAAATGTCTGGGCCTAGAAAAACAATAGCTAATAATTTTAGAAATTTATTAAAAGATTCTGTCAATGGTGATGAATATATTAGTGCTTTAAATCAAGCATCGGATGGTTTTGCATTAAAGGAGGCATTTGATTTAGGTGCTAAGTTTAAAAAGCCATCTGCAACATCTGTATCTTTTAGCAAACAGTTTACAAAATTTAAAACAAATGCTGAACAGGACGCTTTTAGAATTGGGGTATTTCAAGAAATATTAAAAGACATTAATAGAATGTCTGATAGCCAAGATGTGGTTAAAAAAATATTTAACAGTCCTGATACGCAACAAAAAATATCTATATTATTTACTGGTAATGAAGAGGCTAAAGATCAATTTATTAATAAGTTAGTAAGAGAAGCAAACATATTAAAAAACACACAGAAGGTAACAGGAGGCTCTAACACAGCAGAAAAACTTTTTGATGCAGACCAGGTTGCTCAAAATATTTCAGATGCAATGGTTGCAATTAACGAACCCACTGGAGCAGCAGGTATTAGATCAGAATTTAGTTTATTATCAAGAGCCAGAGATTTAATCTCAAACCCCTTAGAAAAAACATCAAGAAGTGCTGGTGATGTTTTACTGGAACAAAATCCAAAGAAACAATTAGAAATATTAAGACTAATGCAACAGTTAGAAGAAACAGGAAAGATTAAAAATGCTTACCAAAATGTTGTAGGCGGATCAACCATAAGAACAGGTGCAAACCAGCTTAATCAGTTACTTAACGAAAACTAACATGTCCCAACATGACACGAGCAACGGAGAGAATAGGTAGGAGTGGCGAATACCTAACTTGCTCAGTGATAGCAAGAGAAACCGATACTGTAACAGTTATGCCTCATGGTGCTAACGCTGACATAATCTTTGAATGGGAAAACAAAATGTATCGCTGTCAAGTAAAGACAGTTACCCATATAGAAAAAGCAAGAAACAGTTGGCGGTTTGATTTACGAAAAGGATCGCACAGCAAGTCAAGAGAGTACAAAGAAAACACCATTGATATATTCGCCTTGGTTAATCTTAAGTACCAGAATGTTTACTTCCTACCTTTTAACAATTGCAAATACCTACAATATTCTGTACATGACGAACCCATGAAAGCTGTTAATTCAATAGAGAGTTTTAGAGAGGCTATGGATGCAATAAATAGCACGGATGATAGACGGATAGGCATATCAGTCCATGACATACCTCTTGAAAAACCCCAGAAATTAGCGGTTATTTAACTG